ATGATATTGTTGTAGTGGAGCTTACAGCAACAGATTCTAAGGTTGTAAGAGCTGGTAAGACTAAAGTAACTGCCAAGGCTGAATAATTAAGGAGGTAGCATATGAGATTACAGCTGAATAGTGGTGTAATCTTAAATACCGACAATGAATCTTTAATTCAGCAGTACCTGAAATATGGTGCTGTTGAATATAAAGAGCCAATGGAGGCTATTGTTGAAGAAGCACCTAAAACAGAAGATGTTGTTGAAGAAGCACCTAAAACAACGAGAACAAGAAAGAAAGTAATTAAGTAGTTAGGAGGTGGGTTCCATGTATCTTTCTTATAGTGAGTATAAAGAGCTTGGTGGTACAATGGACGAAACCACTTTCAATAAGAATGAGTTCGAGATTGAAAGTAAAATTGACTATTTAACTAATGGTAGAATTAAGAATCTATCTCAAGTACCGCAAGCAGTCAAGATGTTATGTTTCAGGGTTGGAACGAGCTTTTGGGAAAAGGTAGATATAGATGCACCTAATAACTTATCCAGTTATTCAAACGGAATCGAGAGTTTTGGTTATGCCAACACGACTACATCACAATTATCTGGCACATCTGTTATAGATAAGCAGATTAATAATCTTGTAGCTGAGTATCTATGGGAATATCCTGAGTTATTATACAGAGGGAGGAAACAATGGAAGCGAAAGTTATAACGATTGCAAACAGGCTTAATCGAACAGATAGTGTCACTGGATTAGATGTATGGTATAAGACAGAATTGCATAATATCACTTATTCTAAGGAGCGTGTGACAGATGTAAATGGAACACAAGTAAGCGTAGGTGAAGTATTTACAATCTTGATACCATTCGACAAATACTATAAGTCATATATTGAATGGAAGAAGTTAGCTGATAAAGACGGCTTCTATACATTATCACAAGGCGATTATATTTTCCTAACACATGTTGAAGAAGATATACAACCTAACAATATAATGACTTTAAAAAACAGCTATAAGCCGTTAGTATGTGAAGTGCGGAGCATTATAGAAGTATCACAGAAACATGGTGCTACTATAAGATTGAAAGTGAGTGGTGTGTAATGAGTACAACTAAGGTCACAACGATTATCAATAACCCTGGAGGTACTATTAACAGGATTTTAGATGATGATGTGGGAAAATTCGTAGCCAGTGAATGGTCAAGATATTTTGCCAAGTATGTTCCAATGAGAGAAGGAACACTTGCACAGAATATTTCAATCGAACCATATCAAGTCACATATAATTCACCTTATGCTCATTATCAATGGGAAGGAAAATTATATGTTGACCCTATTACAGGAAAAGGAGCTTTCTATACCCCAGATTATGGATTTTGGAGTCGCCCTGGAGTAACTAAGATTCCAACCGACACACCATTAAATTATAGTAAGGAACAAAATCCACTGGCTACAAGCCATTGGGAAGTTCCTGCTTACAACGCTTTCAAAGATACTGTAGCAAGGGCAGTAACCAATTACTTAAAAAGGAAGTGATGAAATATGAACCTGTATAACAATATCAATCAATGGTTATCTAAAAACTATCTCCCTCTTATGAATAATAGCTGGTTATATTTCAACGCAACCCCGACAGTTATTGGAACCACTGCCATGAACAGTGTCGCTGGTAATCGAGTTACAAAAAGATTTATAGATGGAACAAAACAGCATGAATTGTTGTTTGGAATTGATATGATTACTCAATATGATAATCAGGGTACAAGTGATATCAATATGCAGGCTATGGACGAAGTTAATAAGTTTGCTGAATGGCTTGATACATTAAGTGTTGATAACTACCCAGATTTTGGCGAGAACAACACTATATTAAAGATAGAAGTATTGACTAATGTACCTAATTTATTGATTGATTCTACACAACAGTTAGCAAAGTACCAATTTCAGACAAGAATAACATATAATGAAGAAAGGAGTTTAAAACCATGAAATTAGAGAGAGAAGCCTTAATGCATTATCTTGATTCAACATTTAGTACATCTTCAGCATCCCCTAGTTGGTTTTTGATTGGTAAGGATATTGAGGATATGAGTGTTGAGCTTAACCCTGACACAGAAACAACCAAGAATATCTTAGGGGAGACAACTGTTAAAGATAATGGTTATGAGCCTAGCATGTCAGCCGACCCATATTATGCTAATCCAGACGATAGCATATATGAGAAACTAAGAGATATTGCTATGAACAGGCTCAAGGGTGATAAATGTAAAACAAGATTACTTGAGGTGATTATTGATGATACATCATCAACATCCTATAAAGCATGGATGGAAGATGTTATTGTTAAACCTCAGTCATATGGTGGTGATACATCAGGAGTATCAATTCCATTTGATGTGCTTTTCGATGGAAACAGAAAAGAGGGTACAGTAACTATAACAGGTGGTGTGCCAACATTTACACCCAAAGAAAGCTAGTCAAGACACTAGCATAGCAGAATCACAATCATTGTTAGATGATTATAAATCAATTATTGATTAATCATAAGGATAAGGGTATTTGATTATCCTTATCCTTAATTTTTTATTTTAGGAGTATTTCACACATGGCAAGTATTAAGATTGAAACAGGTTTAAAAACATACGATATTGAAGATGAGCATGGTAATGTAAGAGGACAGATTACTATTAATCCTAAAGATATGGGATTTTTTGGCAGAGCAATGAAAATGAAAGAAACTATCTTACACTACATGGATGACTTAGATGTAAATGATTCTACTAAGACAGAACAGCAGATTATTGAAATATTTGATAATACAGACCATCTTATTAAGGAAGAAATTGATAAGCTGTTCGGTGAAGGAACAAGTATTACAATATTTGGACATCAAAGTTCTTTATCTACTATTAATGGGGTAACATTTGTTGAGCGTTTCTTATCTGCATTTATGCCTATTATACAGGAAGAGTTCAAGCAGGAAATGCAGAACAGTTCTGCTAGAATCAATAAATATGTAAGACAGGTGAAGTAATATGATAGGACGACTTCCTACAACATTGACAGTAGATGGAAAAGACTATGATATCCGTACTGATTATCGAGATTGTCTTACTGTTATAACAGCCTTTAATGACCCAGAATTATCTAAACTGGAGAAAATAATTATAACAGTCAAGATTATCTATATAAATCCTCCTGAAAACATCCAAGAAGCATATGAAAAGGCAATGTGGTTCTTGGATTGTGGGAAGGATTTAACTCAAGATGATAAACCTAAACCTCAGCTATATGACTGGGTACAGGACGAACAGATGATGTTTTCGGCTATTAATAAAGTGGCAGGAAAAGAGGTTCGTGCAGAAAAATATATGCACTGGTGGACATTTATGGGCTTATTTAATGAGATAGGCGAGGGAATGTTTGCTAGTGTTGTTAATATAAGAAATAAGAAAGCTAAACATAAGAAGTTGGAAAAATACGAACAGGAAATGTATAGAGAATATAAAGATATTATTGATTTACACACAAAGAAAAAACAGCGGAGCGATGAGGAAAAAGCCGCATTGGAGAAACTGCTTTCATAAACATAGAAAGGAGGTAGTATGGCAGACGGAAAAGTTATAATTGAAACCGGCTTGGATATGACTGGTGCAACTAAAGATTTGAATAATCTTGGTAAGACTATAGATAATAAAAGTCAAAAAGCTACAAAAAAATTAAATAAGGAAACCACATCGTTAGAAAAAAATCTAAAGAAAACAGGTAACACTGGAGCTAAATCTATGCAACAGATATCCAGTGGAGCCAATAAGTCATCTAAGTCTGTTAGTGGATTAAGAGCATCTTTAGGAAAAATAGCTGGTATCTTAGCGGCAGGTTTTTCTATAGGGGCTATTGTTAATATAGGAAAAGAAGCTGTAAATCTTGCTTCAGATTTGACAGAAGTACAAAATGTCGTTGATACTGCATTTGGTTCTATGTCACAGAAGATGGAAGATTTCGCTGATACTGCTATTGACACATATGGTATATCTAAGCTGACCGCCAAGAATATAGGTTCCACTTACACAGCTATGGCAAGAGGTATGGGTCAGTCATTAGATGAAGCCACAGACAAAGCACTTGAAATGACTGGAAGAGTGGCGGATATAGCTTCCTTCTACAATTTGACTATAGATAGAGCCAATACAATAGGAAGAGCTGTATATTCAGGTGAAACAGAACCTTTGAAACAGATTGGTGTTATAATGACAGAAAACCAATTAGCGGCATTCGCTCTAGCTAATGGCTATGCTACATTATATAAGAATATGAATGCCGCTCAGAAATTGGAAGTGCGACAGGCTTACTTCTTATCACAGACTAGTCTTGCCGCTGGAGACTTTGTTAAAACTCAAGATTCTTGGGCTAATCAGACTAAGATTTTATCTGAGAGATGGAAAGAATTTCTTTCCGTTTTAGGTACTGGATTAATACAGATTCTTACTCCAGTCTTGAAATTCTTAAATCAGTTTGTTTCTGCAATGACTTCAGCTTTGACAGCTTTTAATAAGTTCTTAGGCATTAATACAGAAGTATCTGCTACAGGTGCGGCAGGAATAGGTGATATTGCTGATAGTATGGATGATGTAACAAGTAGTACAGAAGACGCTACAGAGGCACAAAAAGACTTACTAGGAAGCTATGATAAACTTAATGTAATATCTAAAGATACAAGCTCTGGAGCAACAGGAGCAGGTGTTGGAGCTGGTGCAGGTGGATTAGGTATAACAGAAACAGTTGATGAGGATAAGACTAAGTTCCTTGATTCTCAAGTAGGAAAAATGAAAAAGATATTAGATGGTTTTTCCAATTATGTAAAAACTAATTTTGGGGACACATTTAAAAATATCGGTACTGATATGAAGAATAATATGTCTAATACTAAAACAATCTTTTCTAATATACTTGAGGATATTAAGGCATTAATTCCTCCTTTTATAAATTACTTAAATACAGATTTTCCTGCTTTAATAAATACAGCTCTTACTACTGCGGGAAATGTGATAAATGGTACATGGGATTCTCTTAATCTTGTATTAAGTACTTCTTGGGATGCTTATTTCTATCCCATTTTAGCTAAATTCATAACAGTAGGTCTTCCAGTACTAACACAATTTGAGACGGAAGCCATTGACACATTTAACACACTTTTTAATGTAGTTAAAAATATTTTTGACACATTATGGGCAGAAGGCATTGTTCCTTTTTTAACATTGCTTTCTACAGTGTGGACGGGTGTAATGGACATTGTGGCTAATCTATGGGAAGAACATGGACAGCCGATATTTGAAGGTATTAAAACAGCCATACAAGAGATTGGTGACACAATTCTTAATATATGGGATACAATCTTAAAGCCTATATGGAGTACACTTATTTCAGCTTTGACTGAATTATGGACAGAACATATTGCTCCATTACTTGAGAAGTTTGGCGGATTTGTTGCTAAGTTAATCGAACTTGGATTATTGATTTATAATAAATTTATACTTCCAATAATCAATTGGTTTGTTGATATGTTCGGACCAGCAATAGGTTCAGCTATTTCAACTGCAATAGAAGTAATATCTAACATTATAGGTCCAATTATGGATGTTGTAGCTGACATATTCTCTATATTTGGTGGTGTTATAGATTTCATAACAGGTATTCTTACTGGTGACTGGGATCAAGCATGGCAGGGAATTGTTGATATATTCGGAGGAATATGGGATACAATTGTAGACATTATCAAAGGACCACTTAATCTTGTTATTGGCTTGATTAATGGACTTCTTACTGCTATAGAGACAGGGGTTAATTTCGTTATAAGAGCCATTAATAAATTAAGTTTTGATGTACCTAACTGGGTTCCTGGAATTGGTGGTAAAACATTTGGATTTGATTTAGATGAAACATCATTTACTAAAATTCCTTATCTTGCTAGTGGTGCAGTAATCCCACCTAATAAAGAATTTATGGCTGTTTTAGGTGACCAGTCTTCTGGTACTAACATAGAAACTCCGCTTAAAACAATGATTGAAGCATTTAATGCCGCATTAGATGCAAGAGGAGGTTCTAGTCATGAACCTATAATCTTACAGCTTCCTAATGGAAAAGTTATTGCTGAACTTGTATGGAGTGAAGAAGAGAAACGATATAAACAGACAGGCTCATATAGACCTAAATATTCATAGACTGGAGGTGATGCAAATGGTCAATAGTCCATTTAAAGGCTATCTAATAAGAGCCATTGATACAGATACTATATTAGATGGGACTTATATAGTAGCTTCTTCTTGGAAAGCTACACCTAATCAGCGTGAGGAGATTAAGGCATGGCGAGATGAAAACACACGAGACTTATTTAGAATTACAGCAGAAGGTGAAAAGAGTACTTTTCAATTTGACACTATAGATGGAATGAACCTTGAACAGAAGATGGATTTCCAAAAGTTTTTCACAGATGCAGAAACTAATGCTAAGGAAAGAAAGATACATCTTGAATATTGGAATGATGAAGATAATGCCTATGCAACAGGTTATTTCTACCGACCTAATATGGAATTTACTATACAGGACTATACAGCAGATGATATAACATATTCAAGCATGAGTTTTGAATTTGTTGAATATTAAAAATAAAGGAGAACTAATATGGAATTTAATCGTCAAACAATTATAACATTTCCAGATGATACTGACATACCTGATATAACAACAGGTATTGTCAGTGGTTCTCTTAATTTAGAAGAAATACTTTGTTCATCAGATTTGAATTTTGGTGAATTTAATGCTTCCAGCTTCTCGGCTCAATTATATTATGACAATAATATTAAGGGTAAAAAAATACAAGTATATCAGCTTGTTGATAATGAAAAGATTGCTATATTCACAGGAATTGTTGATAGCTGTATTCGTGATGACCATAGTTATTTTAGAGATTTAGTGGCATATGATGAAGCATACGAAAAAAGAGATACTAATGTATCTGAATGGTGGTCTTCATTTTGGGGTACACATACTTCAGCCACAATCAAATTAATTAGAAATGATTTACTTTCATATATGAATATAACATATATTGAAAAAGAGCTTCCTAATGATGATTTAGAGATAACTTCTGATGTAAGTTATGACAGCTTACCTTTTGGAGATATGCTACAATATATATGTCAATTACAATGTTGTTTTCCTCACATGAACCGCATAGGAACACTTGAGTTCATTACACTTGATACAGATACAACTAATGCAGTAGAAATCAAAGATGATGAATACGAAAACAACAACACTACATTTGAAACATATTCAACCGCCAGAATAACTCAAGTACAGATTGACGGTGGTAGTAATAGTATAGCCGCAACAATAGGTCAAGAAGGAAACACTTATACTATTAGCAATAACATGTTATTATCTGGATTAGATTCTGATATACTTGAACAAGCGGCTACTAATGTATTAGAAGCTAGTAAGAATATAACATTTACACCTTGCACCATAAAGATGTTATATAATCATCTTGATTTACATTTAGGTCAAATGATTACAATAAGCGGCGGTGAGCATACTTATATTATGAATAATAGTATGTCTGGAACACAGCTTGTTGAACAAGAGATACAAATACAAGCAGATGAGTATTTTAATAAAACCACTGGTTTTAGCAGTAATATTGGACAGATTGAAGATATTAAAACAACGTACAAAAATAACTTTTATGCTTACACATACACAAATGTTAAAGCCATTGAAGTGAAAGACAAACCTCAATCTATTATTAAATTTAATTTATCTGCAACTGCTAAAACAGATGTAATATTTATGGCTATGATTCCAATAACACTTGATTTAGATGGTTATGTAACCGCAACATACTCAATCAATAAAGTACTTGTTCCAGAAGATACTGTAAGAGTCTATTATAACAAAGGTGATAATATACTTACATTAGTTAATTATCTCACTATGGACGAAAATGGCAGGTTGACTTTTTATGTATCTTTGAATACTGAATATATAGAAAGTGTTGAAAGACAGCATACTGCTAAAATACTTTCATTTGAAAACTATATTAAGACTTCTAAATATACCGAGCAGGCAGTTGATACTACTATTCCAAAACTTAATATTAAGGAGTTATCTATTAAAGCAGTTTGCTTTGCTAAAGGACTTGCAGGTGAACAGAAATGGGATGGAACTATTGATATTGCTGAAACATTTGCAGGAGTTACTCTTGGTGGTTTATCAGTTGCAAATATGAAAGATTCTGTTAATGTTAAAACACAGATTCCTACTGGTGTATCATTTGCAGAAGTATTTGCAGGAATCAGGTTAGGTGGATTAAGTATAGCTTCAATGACAGATAGTGTATCAACATCTGATATAGATTTTGTTGTTCATTATTATACTATTGATATTTCTAAAAAATCAAAGTATACTTATAATCAAGATTATGTTCTTACTGATACTAAGTATGAACTTAGAACAGATTATACTTATGTAGGAACAGAAGAAACTATTGACGCAGGTACAATGGAATCTGTATCACTTGACTTCACTAAGTTTACAGAAGTTCAGGAGGTGACTATAACATGTGGTTAAGATGGACAATTACTAAGCTAAAAGGTTCTACTAATATTTGTCAAATGGCAGAATTATATTTATATGATAAAGACAGCAATAAGCTAGGTTGGATATCTGGAACCACTGTTAATGCACCAAGTCAGGCTTCCTATTCAAGTGGTGAAGGTCCAGAGAAAATCATTGACGGAAATGTAAATACTAAGTTCTGTTTGTTAAATTTTAATATTTATACTACAAGTGGTATGTCTATAGTAATTGAAATACCTGAAACCATAGATTTTACTTCTTATTCATATGTAACAGCTAACGATGGTTCAGAAAGAGACCCTATAAGCTGGACATTAGAATTAAGTTATGATAATGAAACGTGGTTCACAGTATCAGAAATATCTGGTGCTACTATTACAGATAATAGATTAACAGAAACTCAAAAATGGAGGGTTTTATCATCCACATGGAGTGCAGATGCTAATTATATGATGATAACCACAGGCGATATATGTACAGTAGCAGGGAGAACCTATAGTAAGATTAATTCTGATAGAGCGATTGTAGGAGCTTTTTATAACATAGGCAGGTATACTGGACCTATATTAGTGTCTGATATTCCACAAGCTGTATCCTATTATGCTTATGGAAGCACATTCACTTATATAGATACCATAGAATATCTTGGTATAACATGGTATATTAGTAGTAGTACTAAATATTTTATGGAAGGCAATTATTCAGTTTCTGGATATGCTCAAAAATTATCTGATGAACCAATGACATATAAGCAAGCGGCTGAATTGTTATTACAAAAAGCCAATGTAAGTATACCAACAACAATATCAATTAAATACTTAATTCAATCAGACAATATACTATATACGATTGAAAACAATGAACTTAAAGCGTTAGAAGTCACTGAATTAACTTCAGAAACATTTAAAACATATGGTTCAGATATAGCACCAACATTTGATATTTTAAATGTGTTTACAAAACCAAAAATATATTGTTGGACAGATGATACACAAATGCACACTTTAACTGCTTCTGTTAAAAGTACACCAAAACCACAAACTGTCATAACTAATGATATAGATATATCAGATAAAACTATTACAGGTATTGAAAAAGTTACAGCTACTTATACTGGAAATCCTTTGATTGCTTGTAGTTTTGATGGCGGTACAACTTGGAAATTATACAATGGTGTGACTTGGGTTGTACTGAGTGAGACTGAAACAGGTATGACAATGGAAACATTGTTGGCAATAACTGCTGAAAGTTGGACAGAGGTAATTAAAGGATTAGATTCTTTTAAAATGAGATTTACATTATCCACAACAGATGATACAGTTACTAATATAGTTATTAACTTTACTAATTAAGGAGGTTATATATGTTAAAAGGACATGCAAAAATTGAATTAAAGAATGAAAAGACTGGAAAATTAGATGTTATTGAACATGATAACATGATTACTAATGGTTTGAATAATATACTTGCTACAGCCACTTCAATGTTTTCTACAGAAGATTTGAACTCACAATATTTTCCACTTAATAATAAAGGGATGGGTGGTTTATTGCTATTTCAAAATACTTTAGATGAAAGTGCTGATAACACTTTAATACCTTTAGAAGAAAATAACCCTCTTATAGGATACGCATCTAATGATGTTAATTCAGGAACAGATACAAAAAGAGGTTCTCGTAATTTAACTGAAAGTATAAAACTTGATAATGGATATAAGTTTGTATGGGATTTCACAACTTCTCAGGCAAATGGACAAATATCAGCACTTGCACTGACACATGCTAATACTGCTAAAGGTGTTTCAAGTTCTAACATTCTAGGCCCATATAACCGTTTAAACATGACGAACAATGTATCCCAAAATTTAATAAGTAATGCTATAACAACAGCGGTTGATTTTGATTGGAATAGTAATGTTCTTACCTGCATTAAAACAATTGATACTAGCACTATTGTAGTTTATAAAATAAAAGTATGTGTTGGTAATATATCTATTGGTATAAATGATGCTATACGCTATGTTACTCTTATATCTCAAACAAATGTCACACTTTCTCAAAGTGTACTCGCTAATACAACTTGGCATAATAGTGATGATGAATATTATTATGGATTTGGTGGTGGCAATTCTTCCAAAAATAAACCTTACTCTGTGTATAGAATTAAGAAATCTGATTACACTCTAGATGAAAGTTTTACATTTTCAGGTTCTACACAATATGAGGGAACAGATTACGATGGTAACTGGTTTAAATGGAATAATAGTTTTTACATGACAAAATCTTATGAAGTTCTTGCATTAGACCTAAATACAAAAACATTTTCACGTCTAAACGGATCTAGTTATAGTATCGTATTAGACCCTCGTAATTATTTACATGCCGGAACCGTATTTATTAAATCGAATAATACTACAGTTTCAAGACATTCTAATAACTGGTTCTTTGCAGAAATATTGAATAGCAATTCAGAAAAAGCTTTTATCTCTCCTGATGGCATTGTACTTGTCATTGGATATAATGGATATAGTAGCTATTCAATATGGGTTCAAATGGGAGTTGTAAACGAATATTTAGCAACTATTAATAACTTAGATAGTCCTGTAATTAAAACATCTGAACAAAGTATGAAAGTTACTTATACAATAACAGAAGAATAATTAAAAAGTACTTGTAAAATATAATATAAATGTATATAATTTAATTGAATAAATATTATGAAAGGAGATATTATTATGGAATTTCCAATGATTTCAGGACAGCATTCAGATTTCTTTAATGCTTTAGCCCCGATTGTATGTAATGAATGGGTTAAAAGAAGACGCAATAGTGAAAGAACAATTTCACCTGCTGTTGCAATGGCACAGGCGGCTCTGGAGAGTGGCTATAATATCAATGCTTCTTCACTTTTTGGAATTAAGGGTGAAGGTTTTACATCACCAACAGAAGAATATATTGATGGTATTAAGCAGAATATTGTTGATAGCTTTGTTAAGTATCCTAGCATTACAGCTTCTATTGTTGGTTATTATGACCTTATGCAGGATGATAATTATGCAGATGCAACAGCGGCAAACACAGTTGAGGGTGAACTGTATGGATTAACTAATGCAGTGGACGAAGGCTATGATGCTAACGGAAACTGGGTTGGATATAACTACGCAACAGACCCTGAGTATTATTCTAAGTGCTTATGGATTGTTAATGAATATGGTCTTAGAGCTTACAATGATTATGTCTGGGATGTTGTTAATGATAATACATCATCAGAACCAGTTGAACAGCCATCAACAGAGATTGATGAAAATGTCGTAGATGCTATATATCGTGGAGAGTATGGCAATGGTGACGAGCGTAAACAGAAACTCACAGAGGCTGGTTATAATTATGCTGATTATCAAGCAAGGGTTGAGGAAAAGTACTATTCTAATAGTGACGATACAGATTCTACTCCTACAGAATCTGAACCAGTAACACTTACAGAAGGTATGGAGGTTAGATTCACAGGTACTTGTGATACTAATGGAACAACACTTGCTTATACAGACCGTACTTATGTTATTAATAGTTTTTCAGATGATAGAGAGAAAGTACTTCTCGATATTTATGGAGAACATTATGCATGGGTATGGGCTTCGGAAGTAGTACCTGCTTAATGACTACTAATGCTATGGGAGACATCATCTCAGGAACTTTAATTAAGTTACCTGAAGATGATGCTACATACATGGTAGGAGAGATATATTCTAATGGTCTATGCAAGCTCTACAACGAGCAAACAATGAAGTTTAAAGGCTTATATAATCTTTTGGATATTAAGCCATATGTGAGGTGATTATATGGGAATATGGATTAATTTATTAGGTTCATTAGTCACAGGCGGGCTAGCTCTTGTTGGTGTTATATACACCTCACGAAAACAGCATGATGTTACTATTTCAGAAGTAAAAACAGAGATTGCTCTTGTTAAAAAAGATATAACAACATTAGAAGCAAGCGTTGCAAAGCATAATAGTGTTGTAGAAAGAATGTTTGTGGCAGAAAAAGCAATAGGACTTTTAGATGAACGACTTAAAACTGCTAATCGCCGCATATCAGATTTAGAGGAGGTGAATAAGCATGAAGATTAGTAATCGGGTTTATGATGTTCTTAAATGGATTGCACTTATTGCATTACCAGCCATAATCACTTTCTATGGTGTTGTAGGTACAGCTTGCAATATTCCTTATACTGATACAGTTCTTACAATAGCCAGTGCCTTTGATGTAATGATTGGTACTATGTTAGGTGTAAGCAATCGTAATTATAATAAGGATGAAAGTGAGGGTAAGTAGTATGGAAGGAGATAATTTAGCTACTGAATTATTACATGAAATCAAGCGGACAAGTAAAAGAAATTTTATTCTTTTCATCATTACGCTTGTAATGTTGTTTGTAACTAACGCATTGTGGTTATATGCTTGGACACTACCAGTTGAAGAAACATCTGTAACCACTACCACAGTAGACCCAGATTCACAGGATAATGGTTCAAACACATACATTGATAGTGAAGGAGATGTAGATTATGGCGAGACAGACAATTAAAAAGACCGCAACTACGACAAAGCGTAGAAGAGGTGGAGGTCGGAAAGGTCGTAGATAATGACTATTTCTAATTTCACCAAGCCCGAACTTGATTATTTTAGAGATAACTGTAATTTTGTTAATTTTGAATCTAATGTGTTTGAAATGAGAGCAAGTGGTTACACGCTTGAATACATTGCAGAACAGCTTCATATTTCAGTTGACTACGTTAGGAAACTAAGTCAAAGGGTTAATCGTAAGATAATCAAAGTTATATAATTTAATACATTTTATGTGCATTTTAAGAACACATTCACTACATTGTGGATGTGTTCTTTTTTATTTACAATAAAATCATAAACAAAGGAGGTATATATTATGAAAGATTTAATCTCTAAATTATTAGTTGATGAAAGTATACAAGATATACCAGTACTTTATATATGTAGAATCGCAGTAGAGTTAGTCAAATTATCGGAGGAAATTATGATAAGTCCATCAATCGAAGACCCAGTTAATTTAATTAAATATCGAAACAGTTTATTAGATACTGTAAGAAAGGAGTGTGCTTGTGATGTACGGTTATCCAGCAATGAACCAACAAATCAATTATCCCAGCATGATGAACAATCTTGCAAATCCAATGGGAATGAACATGCAGAATAATATTCCAATAAATAATTCTCTTATGCTTACAAGAGTTACAGGATTAGAAGGTGCGAAGGCTTATCAAATGCCTGCTAATAGTACTGTAGCATTATTCGATAATAATGATGATTTAATGTACATTAAAACAACAGATGGAGCAGGATTTCCTACCATAAGAACATTTGCTTTCAATGAAGTTGTTGCTAATAATAACAATGTTCCAGAAAATGCTGATTATGTAACAAGAGACGAGTTTAATAAATTAAAGGAGGAATTGTTAAATGGCAAGCAGTCTATTTCAAGGTCAAAATCAAACCTCAACACAGCAGATAAATCCACAGATAATTAGTCAGGCAAAAGCCATGATGAACAATGCAGGACAAATACAACAGTTATTAGGAATGCTTGGTGGTAAGGGATTAAACCCAGAGCAAGCCGTAAGAAACATATGCAAACAGAAAGGCATAAATGTAGATGAATTTATGTCTCAATTAAAATAAGGATTTTGCAAAATCAATATAAATATTAAAATGAAAGGAGACTATCACTATGACAGATGGAGTATCTTTAGCAGACATTGCCGCTGTTACCGACAACAAAGACGGGATGTTCGGTGGTGCAGGTGGTGGCGGAATGTGGATTTTCGCACTTTTAATTCTCTTACTTATTGGAGGAGGAAGTTTCTTCGGTGGAAACAGAGCAGTCAATGGTGAACCAGTTACAGAAGCAGGTCTTTGTAATGCCATGAATTTCAATAATCTTGAAAATTCAGTTGGCAGACTGAATGATAATGTTCAGCACAACTATCAGGGATTACAGAATGGACTTTGCAATTTAGGTTATGAAACACTTCGTAACTTCAATACAGTTCAGCAACAGGTTGCTGATTGTTGCTGTACAACACAGAGAGCTATTGATGGTGTGAACTATAATGGAGCTATTAATACAGCCGCTATTAACGCTAATACAACAGCTCAGACACAGAAGATTCTTGATGCTATGGCACAGAATAAGATTGAAAGCCTTCAGGCTCAGGTCAACCAGCTTCAGCTTCAGTCCGCTATGTGTGGTGTAGTTAGATATCCTAATGCAACAACATACACAGCAGGTATGAACCCTTACTGGAATAACTCATGTTGCAATAATGGAGTTAATATTTAGTCATTTAGACAAGGTTTGATATTATGAGGAATGCCTTGTCGGTATTCCTCTTTTTTAATGAAAGGAGATAACATTATGAGTTGTAAATCAGGAATTTATGTTGTAAATACTACAACAGGAACATCTATTGGTATTGGTGGTACTTATGTACCATCTACAATAATTAGACGATATGGTAAGTATTGCCAGTTAGGTGGAAATGGTGTTTCTATAGGAAACGCTTGTGGAGGTGCTGGTTACTATGATGTAAATGCAAGTGTAGCAGTAGTCGCTACTGCCATAGGAAATGTGACAGCAACATTATACAAAGATGGAGCACCAGTACAAGGAGCTACAGCTATTGCAACAGCAACAGCGATAGGTGATATTGTAACTCTTCCTATATCTGCACTTGTAAGATTAAACTGTGATTGTGACACAGCTAATCTTACAATAGTAATTGGTGGACAGGCAGTAACTGCTCAGAATCTTGCGTTTGTGGTTGAGAAAATCTAATGGATGATAGACAATTTGATATATTAGACATATTAAATATATTGTCTTTTATCATAGGGGTTAAGAATCTAAATGATAACTTATCTCAAAATACTGCCGGAGATTTATTATCTGCGGCAGTAAAAGAGATACATGAGCATTTATCCGAACAGGACAAAAAGATTGATTTAATTCTAAAAAAGTTAGGAGTTGATTATAATGACGAAAATAAAAAAGTTAGCTGAACACATTGAAGAAGAGCTTTTGGGTGCTAAAGAATATGCTGAAAAGTATGTTGAGTGTAAAGCAAAAGGAGATATGCAATGGGCTAATCGTTATAAGGAAATGGCTAATGATGAACTAAAGCACGCAAGCTATCTGCATGATAAAGCTGTGCAGGATATAGAAGAAATAGGGAAAGTATTTAAACCTACAGAAGAGATGGAAGAAAAGTGGGAAAAATGCCATAAGAAATATGTTGAGCAAACCGCTTGGATTAAGCAGATGCTGACTATGTAAAGGGTGATTGTATGACATTTAATGAGAGTATTCCTATCGCTAAAGAGCTAGCAGAAAATGAATTAAAAAGACATTTTGATGCAGATGCTTTTATAATTCTTGCATTAATCGACAAGATGAATATTGATTTAGTTCCTGAGAGTAATGTTGATGAAACTATTACAGACATTCAAGGCTTGTTTATTAATTATATGCACAATAGAAGTATTGGTAATCTTGAAGCATTAATGTCTACTATTAGGAAGATGTTAAGTGAATTATATCATACTTGCACAACAGAAGAAAAAGAAGTATTTGCTAAATATTTATCTAATTTAGAGAATATAGTGCATACAACTTCAATATAATATTTCATATAGGCTGGGATTAAATTCCCAGTCTTATTTTTTATGTAATTTTCCAGTTAATCACTTGACATTTCTATCTATATGTATTACAATACAATTACATTAAGGAAAGGAGAACACAAAATGATTAAAATACATATTGGAGAGCCGAATAAGCTGGCTAATAACATTTTAGTAAAAAAGAGTGCTTTTGTAAGTTTTGATTATAACCCAGATATTGTGAATTATATAAAGCAAATGGGAACAAGAATATATAATCCTGATAATCATACTTGGGAAATGCCTATAAACAATATAATAGGTTTATGTAATAAGTTTGAAAATGAAGAAATTCAAATTGAAGGTATTTATGAAGATTTACATAAACAAGAATTTGAGATTGATATACCAAAGGATTTTGAATTTAAAACAAAGCCATTCAATCATCAGATTGATGGTGTAAGATTTGGATTAAATAAAAAGAGATTCTTACTTGGTGATGACCAGGGATTAGGAAAAACAAAACAGATTATAGACTTTGTTGGATGTCTTGAAAAAACAGATAAGATAAATAAGGTGCTTATAATATGTGGGGTTAATTCCTTAAAATATAACTGGCAATATGAAATTGGTGTACATTCAGATGAAAAAGGATGGGTTCTCGGTACAAGATTTAGAAAGACAACAGGAAAAGCTTATGAAGGAAGTACAAAGGATAAATTAGCAGACCTTGATAATCTTCCAGATTGTCGCTATTTAATCACTAATATTGAGTCATTAAGAGTAGGAGCTGAAAAGATTTCCAAAACAAAATATCATTTTCCAATTGCGGAAAAATTACAAGAACTTTGCAAAAATGGAACAATATCAGTAATTGCTTTTGACGAGTGCCACAAATCAAAAGACCCTACATCTTTACAGAGTAGAGCAATGTTATTATTATCTGCCCCATATATGTCAGCTATGAGCGGAACTCCTTTGATGAACAATCCTCTTGATTTATATTTCCCTATTCACTGGTTAGGATATGAGCCACACAGCTTCTATCAGTTTAAACAGCACTATTGTACTTTAGGAGGTTGGGGAGGTTCTGAGGTCGTAGGTTATAAGAACCTTGAAGAAATAAGAGCTATGATGGATAATATCATGCTGAGAAGATTAAAGTCAGAAGTTCTTGATTTGCCAGAAAAAATTAGAAAGATTGAATATGTTGATATGACACCTAAACAGAATCAAATATATAAAGAAGTATATAATGGTGTTATGAGCGATTTACAGAAAATCAAATTTTCAAATAACCCATTATCTATGATGATTAGATTAAGACAAGTTACAGGCTGGACAGGTATATTATCACAGACAATTCAGGAATCAGCTAAAATGGATAGAATGGTTGAGCTTATAGAAGAGATAAGTGCAAGTGGACAAAAAGCTATTGTTTTTAGTAACTGGGAATCAATGACGGAAATAGCAAGAGAAAAGTTGAAAGCATATAATCCAGCTTATATTACAGGTAATACTAAGGCAGATGATAGAATGAATGAAGTTACTAGATTCCAAAATGATAAGAATTGTAAGGTTATAATCGGAACTATTGGAGCAATGGGAACAGGACTTACATTAACAGCGGCACAGAATGTTATATTTTTAGACAGCCCTTGGAATATGGCATTAAAAGCACAAGCAGAAGATAGAGCCCACAGAATAGGTACACAGGGAACAGTCAATGTTATAACTCTTGTATGCAAGAATACGATAGATGAAAGAATAGAGGAACTTGTTGAAAAGAAAGGACAGATTGCAGATGCACTTGTAGATGGCAAAGTAAGTATAGAAGATATTAATTATCTTCTTTCATAAACAAGAAATCCCACATGATAAAAAGTGTGGGATTTTTTAATTTTAGACTTGACATTTATGTTTATATGTATTACAATATACATAATCTAAGACAGGAGGTGATATGAGTGGAATTATTTTCAACAGCAAGAGCCGCACAGATACTTGATGTATCTACGATAACATTAAAGCGTTGGTATAAGTGGTATGAAGATGATAGTTATACTAAGCCAAAGGGCTTAAAATTACCTGAATATACCACAGATAATAGAGGAACAAGATTCTTCACAATGCTGGCTATACAACAGCTTGAAGATTTTAAAAACAAGCTGAAAACTGAATACCGAGGTTGTATGGCTGATTTCAATGCTGTTAATCAGTGGGGACAGCGTGGAACTAAAATTATGGAAAATAAGGAGAAGAAAGCCAATGAGTAGAAGAGATGTTTTTGATTTAAGCAAGGCTATTGACTTATACAAGGAAAATAAAGACCTTGAGAATAAGTTGAAGAAATCTAATACTGAAGCTGGTAATGTCATTAAGAGTTATTTTCTTGAAAAAGGAATAACCAGTGCAAGCAGTGAAAAATATACTGTTACAGTTACCACAACAACTAAGTCAACTCTTAATGAGGAGTTGGCTATTGAGATTATTAAAGAGAATCTTGGTGGAGCCTTGCTCCGTTCAGTTATAAAGAAGAGAGAGTATATAGACGAGGATGCTCTGGAAAAACTTGTATACAATGGTGATTTTGATATCACTAAGCTGGAAAAAGCCAAGATTGACACTACTACTCAGACACTGAGAATAGCAAAGAAAAAGGAGGATAAGTAATGAGAGTATGTAAGTATGCAGGAGACCCAGAAGACGAATATTGCAAGAATTGTAATGGTTGTACAATGGAAGTTGAAGGAAAATCAATATCATGTGCAGAGTGTGCAGGATATGAAGAAGGTGATACGGATGTTGACACAGAGACAGGAGTTGTTACAGATGAAGAACCTATGAATCCACCAGTTGAAGAGGCTGTTGAAGAAGAGCCAGTTGCTAAGCCTGTTCAGAAAGCCAATACAGCGGCTAAAAAGACTAAAACAACAAATACTACATCTAAAAAAGAAAAAGCCGAGGAAAGCAAGAATACACAGCCTGACGAGGGTGGTAAGGTTACAATTGAAACTCCTATAAAGGTCAGTGAAGAGAAACATAAGGAAGAAGAATCTGAATATACTCCTGAGGGTATTCAAGTAACATCATTGAGGTATACTTCAAGTGCTACTGTTAAGAAAGGCGATAATTACTTTAAGTTCACAGCCGAAGAAGAATGGTCAACAGCTTTATATTATGGTAATATCCAGGATATAAGAGAACAGTTATGGGCTAAACTTAATGCAGAAGTAGATGCTCAGATTGAAGAATTAAATTTATGAATTAAGTGTTGTAAAATAATTGTGTGTATGTTATAATATATTTGCGAGGTAGAATAAAACAAAAATTTAATAATACAAGATTTATCCTTGTTATATGTGGGTGTACCTTAGTACACACAGTTATTTTAATTTCTATCTCGCAAATATAAATTAAAATAAGGTACACCAACATATAACAAGGATTTTTTAATGCTATGGAGGTTTTTATGTCTGTTATAAGAGTAGAAAAAACAAAAAACTATACTGTTATGAGTAATTACCATTTTAAAGAAAAAGAAATGTCTTTGAAAGCTAAAGGATTATTATCATTAATGCTTTCATTGTCTGAAAACTGGGATTATTCAATAGCAGGATTAGTTGCTATATGCAAAGAAAATGAAACAGCAATTAAATCAGCTTTAAAAGAATTACAGCAGTTTGGTTATGTTAAGGTTGATAAGATAATGCCAGATAAAACGGATTCAGGCAGGATTGAATATATTTATAACATTTATGAACAGCCAAAACAAGACACTAAAAAACAAGGTGTAGAAAATCTACCCCTAGAAACTCAAGGTGTAGAAAATCACACCCAATTAAATACTAAAGAACAAAATACTTATAAATTAAATACTAAAGATAATATTAAAAAAATTTCAAAAAAAGCTGATACTTCTAAAATCATTATAGATACTTGCTTAAAAAATGATATAGAAGATGATGCAAGTATAGAGATTATAGAACAGTTTTTAACAGATAATCGAATTAAGATTAAAGGAGCTATAGAAGCTAATATTGCTAAGATAGCAGGTAAGTCTTATAACATCATTAAAAGATGTATAGACCTTGCCTATGCAAGAAATTATAAATACATACCTGACCCGAGCTGGCTTGATAATAACAGCAATACAGTATCTAAAGGATTGAGGCTTGAAGATAGTACAACAACAGAAGCTGGACGAGAACAGTTTAGACAGATGGTACAGAATAATGACCCAAGATTACAGCATTTTTAAAAGGAGGATTATAATATGCCATATACAGGAACTTACAAGCATAAAGATGAAGAACACTTGAAAGAAGTAATATTAAGCCTTATACCTAATGAGCCTTATAATATTGGTTCAAAGCAGTTAGCCAATTATACAGGCTTAAAATCAAGAGATGTTCGGTTATTAATACAGAAGTTAAGAGATGATGGAAATCCTATATGTGCCACACCACAGTACGGATATTGGATAGCAAGAACAAGCGATGATATGAAAGAAACTCTTGCTAAAATGAAATCACATATATCCAACTGTAAGGATACATATAATGCTCTTATTAAGTGTCAAAATCAGTTAAAACAGCAGGAGGGCAATAATGAATATTCAGAACTGTTGGTATAAGAGAATATGTCAAGAGAAATGTTCAGAGAATTGTATCCGTTATAGAATGATATATGCGTTATTTAGACAATCACAGCTTCCTGAAGCTTTATGGGAATATAAAGACCTTGTAGCAAAGCCTGAAGGTGATGTGAATGCCTTTATACAGCTAAAAAATATATCTAATAAAATTGATATGTTTGTGGAACAGGGGCAGAATTTATATATCTATTCTAATAATGCAGGCAATGGAAAGACTACATGGGCTATTCGTTTGATGTATTCTTATTTTGATAAGATATGGCATAAGAGCTGTTTAGACTGTAAAGCCCTGTTCGTGAGTGTACCTAAGTTTTTATATAATTGTAAAAGGTCAATATCACAGGAAGTTAAAGGTTTTGAAGAACTTTGCAAGCTAATAAGTGAAGTAGACTTGGTTATATGGGATGATATAGGTATTGCTAAGGTAACAGATTATGAACATCAGATATTATTCCAATACATTGATGATAGACTTAATGCAGGGAAAAGCAATATATACACAAGCAATAAGAATAGAGAACAGCTTGAAGAGCTTATAGGTGATAGATTAGCAAGCAGAGTATATAATTGCTCAACTGCGATTAAATTTATAGAAGAAGATAAGAGAGGTATGTATTAATGGTAGAATTGCAGATAATTAATAAAGTGTTGAAAGACAAAGATACATCACTCTTAGATATGAATGATATAACAAGAGATTATTTCAATCAGTATCAGGAAGAATATGACTACATAATGGAACATAAACAGAGATATGGAAATGTGCCAGACCTTGAAACATTTGTAGCAAAGTTCCAAGATTTTGATGTGGTCAATGTATCTGAAAGCACTGAATATCTTGTTAATACATTCCGTGAAGAATATCTGTACTCCCAGTCGGTTCCAGTTCTTACAAAGATGGCTGAACTGCTACAGACAGACGCATATTCCGCAGTTGATTATCTTAAAAGAGAACTGCCTAACTTAAAGATATCTGGTGTGTCTAAGGGTGTTGACATTATAGCTAATGCACAGGAGAGATTAGAAGAATGGCAGAATACCAAGAATAGTAGTGATACACATTTCATTCCCACTGGATTCCAAGAGATTGATGAAGATTTAGGAGGATGGCATAAAGGAGAAGAGCTTGTAGTTTTATTTGCACGAACCGGACAAGGTAAATCATGGGTATTAATTAAAATGTTAGAACACGCTTGGAAGATGAATTTAACTCCAGGATTATTAGAACCTGAAATGTCTGCAAATAAGACAGGTTATAGATTTGATACACTACATCAGCATATTAGCTCAACAGCCTTATATCGAGGAGAAGATATAAGAGGATATGAAAAGTATATTGATAAGTTATCCACAAGCAAGATTCCATTCTATGTAGCACATCCAAAAGACTTCAATAGAAAAGTGACTGTCAGTAAGTTAAAAAGCTGGGTAGAATCTAATCATATTGATATATTAGCTGTAGATGGTATATCTTATATGCATGATGAACGAAAAGAAAGAGGAGATAATACAACAACACAGCTCACACATATATCGGAAGATTTAATGCAGTTAAGTATTGATTTAAAAATCCCAGTTCTTGTTGTAGTACAGTCTAATAGAGAAGGACAAATGAATGAAGATTTGGATTTAACTAATATTCGTGATTCTGATGGAATAGCTTATAATGCTTCTATCGTATTATCTATTCAACAAAAAGAAACAGGTTTGCAAATACAAGATATTAAAGCCAGAAATTCAAAGGTAGGAATTAAATGGGTCTATATGTGGGATACAGATAAGGGAACATTTGATTATATACCACAGCCAGAAAAAGGTGAGGAAGATGAAGAAAAGGCAGAAGATTTGAGAAGAAGATATCATGATAAAGAAGAGGAGGAATATTAGATGAAAGTATATTATATCAAAGATGAATATGGCGATTATATTTGTGCTGGTTCATTCGTATGTCAAGGAACATCTTATAAAGTGATTGGAAGTAAAGGTTATGCACGAAAATTTAAAAGCAGAAAGAGTGCAGAAAAAGAATTGGAAAAAATGAAATTAAGGTATGAAAATATAGATGATACTTGTCATATATTTGAGGAGGAATATTAAATGATATTTGTAATTGATAATTTAAAATATGATACTGATAAAATGGAGCTTATATCAGACAAATGTGAATATACTTACAGCTGGACATTTTTATTAACAGGTACAGAAATGAGAAGTTATGGAAATAATGTTAAGTTGTGGAAAAGCAAAAAAGGAAATTGGCTATTAACATACTATACGGGTTCTTGTTCAAAAGGAGTTAAACTACTTGAGGAAGATGTTAAAAAGTTATTGCTGAAATATGATTTACCAAAATATGAAGAATTATTTGAAGAGCTTGAGGAGGCATAAATCTTGATAAAATTACAAGATACAATTATTCAATCTGATACTCAATCAATATTAGATATGCTCAAATTTGACCTTGCTCAACATGGAGTAGATAGATTTCATATTTTCAGAAACAATGGCGAAAACATCCAGACAAATTGTCCTTTTCACAAAGGAGGGCAGGAGAGAAAACCTTCTTTCGGTGTAAATGGAGAGATTGATAAATGTCACTGCTTTGCTTGTGGCTGGAGCGGAACGATTGAGGAAATGATATCCGAATTATATGGGTATCAAGATGAAGGAAAGTTTGGAAAAAGATGGCTAATAAAAAGATTCAATACAGTAGAAATTGAAACAAGACCAAATATAATGGAGGGATTTAATGGTAGGAATAATATTACTATTCGGAATAATAACGATATCCATAGATTTAAACAACATATACAAAGCAATAAATCGTCTGAACAATACTCTGGAGAAATTACAGAAGAAGAATTAGACAAATATAGATATATTCATCCTTATATGTATCAAAGAGGATTAACAGATGAAATTATAGAAAGGTTTGATATAGGATATGACAGAGAACGAGAAGAAATTACATTCCCAGTTAAAGACATTGAGGGAAAATGTGTCTTTATTGCAAGCAGAAGTGTCAAAAGCAAATTTTTCAGGCTCCCCAAAGGGCTGGATAAACCTGTATATCAGGCGTATAGATTTCAATATGGAGAATATAAAGAAGCTTATATCACAGAATCATTCTTAAATTGTTTGACTTGCTGGAAGTATAATAAGCCTGCTATGGCTATGATAGGCACCGGAAATCAAAAGCAATATGAAATATTGAATAAATTACCAGTTCGTGAATATATTCTTGCATTTGACCCGGACGAAGCGGGAAGAAAAGCAACAGAAAGATTTAGAAAGAATGTACACGGAAAGATTATAAAAGAACTTGTATATACAGATAATCGTGATATAAATGACTTGCAAGAAGAATTTTTAAATTGCAAAATTATTTTTTAAAAAACTGTTGACAAATCCATTTTTATGTATTACAATATAATCAAGTTAAGAGATACATAGAAAGGTAAAAGGTGATTGATATGTATGATACAGTATTATCAAGAAGTAGACATTTATATATGTGGGTTTCTAATAATAAGGTTATTGCAGATGGCTTTACTAGTCAGAAAAAAGCTATGGATTGGTTAAAAGCTAATAATTTAAAAGGAACTGGCTGTACATTATATGCTTATAATAAATGATATACAAATGAATATAAAAAACATAGTGAAGCGATAACACATAAAACACTATTATGGGATAGTATGCAAATTGGAAAGCAACTCGTATGATTAGAGTGTTATGTGAGTTCGACTCTCACCTATCCCAAGCGAGGTATGACGGACTACCTCAGACCAAGTAATTAGTAAAAATAGTAAATGAACCTAGGATAGTTTACTTAGTATGAAAATTACAGCTCCGATTATAATTTGTTTTGTTGAGGCTCGTTTTGTTGAGGATATGGTGGATGGGAGCTAATGATGATTAGTTGGTAGACAATTCAAATTATAATTATAGCCCTTTAGCCTAATGGCAGGGCAACAGACCTTGATTCTGTTGGTGTGAGTTCGAATCTCACAAGGGCTGTTTCCTACTTCCCTGAGTAGGATATACTGAATGAGTTGTTAGGTTCTCGTTCAGCCTGGAGTATAGTATAGATGGCGAGTGCGTGTACCAGCTGGCAAGGTGTAGGTTCGATTCCTACTACTCCAGATTATAAGATATTAAATCTTATAAGAAACTAAAAACACTAAAACAGTTAAGAAAGGAAACAATTATGGGAAGAATTAACTATGATGATGTAGACAAGTATGGTGGTTCTGATAGTGAATTTTTAAAACTTGAGAATGATGGTGACATGGTAACAGCACAGCTTCTTGTATCTGATATGGAAGATGTTGATATCTATGCTTGTCATCAGGCTGTTGTTGGTAAGTGGGATGATGGAAATGATAAGACAAGATTTGTAAACTGTCTTAGGAATTATGATGACCCTATTGATGTATGCCCTATGTGTGCCGCAGGATTAAAGACACAGGTGGTAATGATGTTGGCTATGGTTGACCAGCAGGACGCAAAGATTAAGATATGGAACAGAGGAAAGACATTCATTCCTAAGATTAAGAATCTTGTAAACCGTTGGGGAGATATGCGTATGCAACCAGTAGATATTATTCGTAATGGTAAGAAAGGTGATAAGAAAACCAAGTATGATATACAGGTATCCCCAGCAAAGCCTATTGATATCAGTAATTATGAAAAGCCAGAGTTTCTAGGTGGTTATATTATGGATAAGTCAGCGGACGAGATGCAGGAGTATCTCGATACAGGTTCATTTCCTGATACAGATAATACAGACACTAATCAGGAAGATAATACACAGGTAAGACGCAGAAACACAGAACCACTTCCATCAAGAAGAGGAGCAAGCAGAGCAACAAGCAGAAGGGCAGGTATGTAATATGGCTAATATGAGTATTCCAATAACTGAATTGTCACAGACGATAGAAATGATGACCAGTGGTGACTACAAGGAACGATTTAAGGCAGAATATGCTCAGGTTGTCTTACGATATCAGAGATTAAAGGATATGTTGGAAGAATGGGATAATGGAACATTAGGGTTTAGTCCTACTTGTCCAAGAAGCACATATAATATGCAGATTAAGGCTATGACAGATTATATTGCAGTTCTTGAAGCAAGAGCAGTTATGGAAGGTATTGTATTATAAAAGGAGATATATTATGGCTAATAGAAATAAACATATGGCAAGAAGTCATTATAGTTATCACAATAAACCAGATTTCACAGATTTTGAAAGAAGAGCTAATATGAAGCAGATACAGAAAGCATCACAGAAGAGTTCAGCTGGCTTGCTTGGAAAATTAAAACAGGCTTTTCACAGAATGACAAGTAAGTAAGGGAGGATTATATGGCATTATCATTTGCAAGACCAAAAAGCAATGATAAGAATATAATCAAAAAATCTAAAACAGTAACAACAAGAACAAGTATTAAGAGCGGCGGAAATAATCTAGCCGCTCAAATACAATCTATAGTTGCTATTGCCAATCAAAAATTGGCAATACATAAAGATGATTATATTCTTATTAGAGAACCTGACCAACTATATGAATATATGAAAGAGATGAAGCAAGTTGGAGAAGGTGCATTAGATACAGAGACAACAGGATTAAATCCATTACTTGTAGATATAGTTGGTGGGTGTATTTATACTCCAGGACAGAAAGCGGCTTATATTCCAATAAATCATAAATCATATATTACAGGTGTACGAACAAAGGAACAGATGAATGAGGAAACTGTTTCAAAGATTATGAAAGATTTTCATAATGATATTAGATGGATATTCCATAATGCAAAATATGATATCCGAGTATGTAGAAAAACATTAGGAATAGATTTCAAACCTTATTGGGATACGATGTTGGCGGCATATTGTATAGATGAAGAAGAAAGTCACAGATTAAAGGATTTACATCTTAAATACTGCGATAGCAAAGATACAGAATCCTTGACATTTGATTCTTTATTTAATGGTGTTACTTTTGATAATATTCCAATATCAACAGCATATCTATATGCGGCAGGCGACCCTATAAAGACATATGAATTATATGAGTATCAAAAGACATTACTTAATAGACGAGTATTAGCTGGACCTTATAACGTATTTTGGAATGTAGAAATGCCATTGATTTCAGTTGTAGCAGATATGGAGGATAGAGGAGTATGTTTGGATTTTGATGTATGTAAAAACCTACATGAAAAATATCATAAGATAAGAGAAGAAAGACAAAAGCAAGCTGATGAAGCAATAGCAATGTATCAGAATGAAATTGATACTTATAAAATGAAAAATCCTAATAATAAGCTATCAGACCCCATATCATTATCAAGCCCCACTCAGCTTGCAATATTGTTCTATGATATTTTAGGATTAGAAAGTCCAGATAAGAAAGCACTAAGAGGAACAGGTGAAGATATTTTAAAACATTTTGCACAGGGCAAACATAAAGATTTATGTGAAGCTATCTTAGGAATGAGAAATGTTGATAAGCTGTTAAGTACTTATATTGATAAGATGCCTGAAATTGCTCTTGAAGATGGAAGAGTTCATGCAAGTTATAATCAGTATGGTGCTAAGACAGGACGATTCAGTTCACAAGACCCTAACCTACAGAATATTCCTTCACATAATAAGGAGATTAGACAGATGTTTAAGGCTCAAGACGGCTATGTGCTTATAGGTTCTGATTTCAGCCAGCAGGAACCAATGGTAACTGCTCATTTATCTGCCGACCAGAAAATGCAAGAAGCATTTATAAATGGCAGGGATATTTATGCGACTATTGCCGCACTTGCTTTTCATAAGCCATATGAAGAGTGTAAGGAGTTTCGGGAAGATGGAACGGTAAATCCAGCGGGCAAAGAAAGAAGAACACAAGCTAAAAGCATTGTATTAGGTATCTTATACGGCAGACAAATTCCATCTATCGCAGAACAGCTTGGAGTATCTACTAAAGAAGCTCAAGCAATATATGATAAGGTTATAGCTTCATTCCCAGCTCTTGGAAAGTTCATTGAAGATTCACAGAATATGGCGAGAATTGAGGGCTATGTGACTACAGCTTGGGGCAGAAGAAGACATTTAAAAGATATGCAGTTAGAACGATATGAATTTTCATATAGTGGAAAAGTCACTAATTTTGACCCACTGGCATTTGGAAGTGAAGTATCAATTGAAGTTCCTAAGAAGGTAAAAGACAACTACATCAAACAACTTGATAAAGCATTTGGTTGGAAAAAGAAAAATGATATAATTCAAAGTGCTTTAGCTCAAGGAATTAAAATCAAGGATAATGGTGGATATATCGCACAGGCAGAGAGACAATGTGTTAATGCAAGAGTACAAGGTTCAGCCGCAGATATAACAAAGCTGGCTATGATAGCAATAAACAATGATGAAAGAATGAAAGAGCTTGATTTCCATTTGCTTATACAAGTTCATGATGAAGTTATAGGAGAATGCCCTATTGAAAATGCAAAGGAAGCGGGGGAAAGACTTTCTTATTTAATGAGAACAGCCCCAACTCATTTAATTAAACTTCCATTCAAGTGTGATGTTGATTTCACCAAGAATTGGTATGGTGGAGAAGTGGAGATTGAATAATGGAATTGTATTTAGCAGGTTCACAACAATCTTTTGAGCGAGTAGAGAGAGAGGATGATTTAATGAATTTATATTTAGCTGGAGAATATGTATTTACAGGAGAAAGAAAATTAGATATTGGAATCATAAGGAATCGTCTTCTTTCTTTTGACTATCAAAAAAAGTTTGTAGATACGATGATAGATTGGAAAAATAATATGGAATTGTATTTAGCAAGTGCAGATAAATTTGGAAAGGAAGAAGTGAAACAGTATATGAAACTTTATTTAGCTGGGATGGAAGAATCTTGTGTAGACAAGATTGATTGTAATGCTTTATTTAGTTATGTAGACCAGGGGAAGATACAATTTGATAAGCTTAAAGATTTCATTAAACCTGGAAAATTATTCATTGATTCTGGTGCATTCAGTGCATGGACAAAAGGTGCTAAGGTAAATGTGAAAGAATACATTAGCTGGTTGAACGAAAGAACCAATGATATAAATCTTTGTGGTCAAGTAGATGTCATCCCAGGGGATAGAGTATTCGGAGCTACTCCTAAACAGGTTAGAGAAGCGGCAGAAGCCACATGGGATAATTACCTTTTTATGAGAAAACGATTGAAAAATCCAAAAGCTCTTTTATATACCTATCATGTAGGTGAACCTATTGAATTTTTGAAGCGAGCTCTAGACTGGACAGATGAATCAGGTGAACATATCCCTTATATTGCTTTAGGTGGTATGGTTGGAAAACCTGCTAAAATAAGAGATGTTTTTCTTGAAAAATGTTTTAGGACAATTCGTGAATCTAACAATCCCAATATTAAAGTGCATGCGTTTGGTATGACTGATTTTGAATTATTAGAAAAATATCCTATATATTCTGCAGATAGTACAAGTTGGATTATGGTAGGGGCAATGGGCAATGTTATGAGTGATTATGGAAATATAGCCGTATCCAATAATCAAATCCATGATAAGAATCATTATAGTCATTTACCAAAGAAAGCTATTGAGGATTTTAATAAGACAATTCAGGAATTTGGATTCACATTAGATGAATTAGCTGAATATAGGGATAACCGTATATTATTTAATGCTTTATATATGCAGAAGAAGATTCGAGAATTAAATGCCAAAGACAGAAAATTTTCTTATAGAAAAAAACTTTTCTAAAAAATACTTGACTTTTATTTTGTATGTGTTACAATATAAACAAGTTAAGAGATAACATATACAAAATAAAAGGAGGATTAATATTATGTATTATTTATCAAGAAGGGACAATGAAACAAGAATTAAGGTAGATGAACAGTATTCTAATGAAAATACTGTTGTAGCAGAATATCTCAATGGAGATAAGCAGGGTAAGACAGTTTCTATCACACATAGCACTTTAAAAAGATGGTGGAAAAAAGTAGAGGAAGAACAGGTTCAGGTTCAGAATGAGCCCTTACCGATGGAAGAGCCTGAGAAGATACAGGAATCACAGGAGAACAAAGATATAGAAAAATCTCCTAAATCTAAGAAGACAATGAATAAGAGGATTAGAGAGAAGGAGCAGATTAAAGGAAGATTAGCTTCTTATAATTCTAAATATTTTGAAAATGTAAAATGTTATAAAATATTTAGAGCAAATGAGACTAAGAAACCGATAGCTGAGGTTTATCCTCGTTCTAAACATATAGAAATCCGAGTTAAGACAGTTACTCCGAATGTATCTATTGAACATAAAGAAGGATATAAATATTATCTCCCTGTACATTACTTCATTGCATATGAACATGTAGATTATTTAGATATTATGGAGACTCTTCTAAAGAGCTATTTATAATATAAATTATTAGGAAAGTGAGGAAACCACAATGAAAAAACCAAGAGCCCCTTCTTAATTATATAGTTACATTATGATTATAGAATTAAGGAAGGAAGTTGAATATGGATAATAAAGAATATATGGATTTAGGTGTAGCAGAGGCTACTGTAACTATGCATCAGAATATAGGGGGTCCCTTTGGAGCAGTTATTGTGAAGGATGGAGAGATTATTTCTATTGCTAGTAATACAGTGCTTCAGGATAATGACCCAACAGCTCATGCAGAAATGAATGCTATCAGAAAAGCTTGTAAAAAATTAGGAACTTATGATTTAACAGGATGTGAATTATATGCTACTGGATATCCTTGTCCTATGTGTTTATCAGCTATTATCTGGGCTAATATTAAAAAAGTATATTATTGTAATGATGTGAAACAGGCAGAGGAGATAGGTTTTCGGGATGATTTCATCTATGATTATATAAGGAATGAAAATCCGGAAGTGTTAGATTTAGAATCTTGTACGACAGGGAAGGGTTTAGATTTATATAATCAGTATGTAGCAATGAATAAGGTTATTTATTAGGAGGTTTTTTATGAAAGCATTAGTATTAAATTCAGGTGGAGTAGATTCTACAACATGTGTAGCAATAGCCGTAAATAAGTATGGTAAAGACAATGTTATAACAGCTTCTTTATATTATGGTCAGAAGCATGATAAAGAATTACAGTGTGCTAAGAAGATAGCAGAATATTATGGTGTTAGACATATTGAAGAAGATATATCTAATGTTATGAAGTATGCAGGAGAAGTTTGTTCACTTGTGAAAGGTTCTAAGGATGAAATCTTAGATATGAGTTATGCAGACCAGATTAAGCAGAATGGAGAAGGTAGAGTTGGTACTTATGTACCTTTCAGAAATGGATTATTATTATCCATTGCAACAGCTTTTGCCGATAGTCTTTTCCCCGGTGAAAAAGTAGAAGTGTTCTATGGAGCCCATGCAGATGATGCCGCTGGAGAAGCTTATGCAGATTGTTCTCCAGAATTTGCAGATGCTATGGATAAGGCGATTAATATTGGAACTTATGGTAAGATTCATATTAACAGACCTCTTATCTATATGAATAAGGCTACTGTGATAAAGACAGGATTAGCGCTAAATGTCCCTTATGAATTAACTTGGAGTTGCTATCATGGGGGTGAAAAGGCTTGTGGTAAATGCGGCACATGTATAGACAGAAAACATGCTTTTGAAGTTAATGGTGTGAAGGACCCTATTGAATATGAGGAGCATTAATGAATTATAAATTTGAGAATAAAAAAGATAAATTATTATATTGGGGCAGTTTGATTTTAAGAATACTTGCTCTTATATTATCAATGTATTTATATAGGAGGTTTGTTTAATATGTATTATGTATCAAAGAGAATGGAAATTGCAGGAGCGCATCAGTTAAAGTTACCTTATGACAGTAAGTGTTCAAATCTTCATGGACATAATTGGATTATAACTGTTTATTGCAAGGGTAAGAAACTCACAGATTATGGAATGTTAGTAGATTTTAAACATATTAAAGAGGTTGTTCAGGGTAAGTTAGACCACAAGTATATTAATGATGTTGTAGATTTTAATCCTACTGCTGAAAATATAGCTAGATGGATATGTGATGAGGTTGATAAGATATGTCCTGTCGATACCTATTGTTATAAGGTCAAGGTGCAGGAAAGTGAAGGGAATATAGCTGTATATGAAATAAAGGAGGATTAAATGAAAGTCGTAGAGATATTTAAAAGCATTGATGGTGAAGGTAAGCGAGCAGGCTTACCCACCACATTTATAAGATTGTATGGATGTAATTTACATTGTTCTTATTGTGATACTCGATATGGTTGTGAAGATGCTAATTTTCAGATTATGAGTATCCCAGAAATAATGGATAAGGTATATGAACTAGGTGTTAAATCAATAACAATAACAGGCGGAGAACCTCTTATTCATTCAGGTATTCAAAATCTTATAAAAATGTTGATAAAAGAAGGTTTTTGGGTTAATGTTGAAACCAATGGTTCTGTTCCTTTGGTAATGCCTGAACCTACAGTGAATAGAAATCTCTTATTCTACACTATGGATTATAAATGCCCTTCCAGTGATATGGAACATAAGATGGCATTATATAATTTGAGTGCTTTGACTGAGATGGATGTTTTGAAATTCGTTGTAGGTGATATTAAGGATTTAGATAAAGCGTTAGAAATTATTGAAACATATGAACCTAAAGCGGCTATATATTTCAGCCCTGTGTTCAATAAGATTGAGACCAGTGATATTGTGGATTATATATTAACACATAAGCTTCATAATTGTCGTGTACAGGTTCAGCTTCATAAGATTATATGGGACCCAGATAAGAGAGGAGTTTAAAATGATTGATAAAGAAAGAATTGAAAAAGCTGTAAAAGAAATTTTAATTGCTTTGGGAGATAATCCGGATAGACCAGGACTTGTAGATACACCAAAAAGAGTGGCAAAGATGTATGAAGAAGTATTTGAAGGTATGAATTATACCAATGCAGAAATCGCAGATAAATTCTGCAAATGCTTTGATACAGATAATAATGATTTAGTTGTTGTACAGGATATTCCAATATTTAGTTATTGTGAACATCATTTAGCCCTTATGTATAACATGACGGTTTCTATTGCTTATATACCTAAGGGCAAAGTGTTAGGATTAAGTAAATTTGCTCGTATTGCAGATATGGTTGGAAAGCGTTTACAGCTTCAGGAAAGGATAGGTTCAGATATAGCTGAAATCATACAGTTAGCTACTGATTCTGAAGATGTGTTAGTTGTTGTAGAAGGAGAACATAGTTGTATGACAGCCAGAGGTATTAAGAGCCGAGGAGCTAAAACCCGTACAGCTACAATAAGAGGGCAGTTTGAGAATAATGTTGATTTAAGAAAAGAAGCTTATTCATTGATGAACTTGAATTAAAGGAGGATTAAAAAATGAAAGTAGTAACAAGCAGAATGAAAGAAGCAGTAAACAAGGCAATTAAAGGAGCAGGATTTAACAATCTTATTCCTATTACCTCAATGATAGGTATTAAATTATCAGATGGAAAGTTAAGATTGCTCACAACAGATATGACTAATACATTATGTATTATCATTGATAAGGTGTCAGGTGTGGATATGGATATCACAGTAGATGCTGACAAGTTCGGGAAGTTGATTGCAAAGACAACTTCCGAGGATATTGAATTAATAGTTATTGATGATGTATTATCTGTTAAAGCTAATGGAACATATAAGATTCCACTTATAGCTGATGAAGAAGGACTTGTCACATTTCCAGCTCTTTCGGAAACAAAGGGAAAGACAACTAATGTAAAGCTCACAAGTATTATGCAGGCATATAATATTAATAAGTCAGCACTTGCTAAGACACTTGAGAACCCAGCTTTGACAGGTTATTATTGTGGAGATATGGTAATATCTACGGATGCGAATGTTATTACATTTAATGATTTCAAGATGTTTGAGCAGGATGAACCATTGCTTATTTCACCACAGTTAATGCAGTTATTAACACTCAATAAGCAGGAAGATATTAAGTTGATTGTTGATAGGACATTACTCACATTTGTTGCAGATGATATGGTTGTTCAGGGTACTGTTATGGAAGGTATTGAGGACTTCCCAGCTGATGATGTTAAAGCATATCTTGATGAAGCATTCACATCATCTTGTAAAGTACCTAAAGATTTACTGCTGGCAACTCTTGACAGACTCGCACTTTTCATTGAACCTTATGATAAGAATGGAGCATACTTCACATTTGGAAGAAAAGGTATCAATATTCACAGCAAGAAGGACGCTTCTACAGAGGTTATTAACTATGTTGAGAGCAAGAACTTTGAACCATTCATGTGCTGTGTAGATATTCCAATGCTAAAGGAACAGTTGCAGGCTAACCCAGACGATACTGTTAAGATTTGCTATGGAAATGAAAATGCTTTAAAGATTGAAAGCGGAAAGGTTACACAGGTTATAGCACTTCTTGAGGATGAAGACCTTGACAATATGACTGAATAAGTATATAATTTATATTGCAAACGAAGTGAAAGACATTATTGTTTTGCCTCTTTCTTAATGAATGCACCCTTATAGAAATATAGGGGTGTATTTTTTATATAAATTTAAAAAAATCACTTGACATTTCTTATTATATGTATTACAATATACTCAAGTTAAGAGATAACAAACAAGGAGGACAAAAACATGAAAGTGAATGAATTAGTTGTAGGAAAGAAATATTGGTGTGAATGGGCTAGTCGTTATGCTTGGTTCGTAAAAATTGAAAATCACACATGGTGTGAAAAGACAGATACATATGCAGTTTTTAAAGATGTTTGTGATTGTATAATTGAATGTAAAATAGAAAATGTTGAAAGATTTGTTACTGAGGCATAGGAGGATACATATTATGACAAAAAGAGCAACTAAAGCTATACAAATATTAGAATCTAATCATTGTATGATTAATAGCTTATGTACGAAAGAAGAATTAAAGAGCTATAAGGATTTTGATTTTGTGGAATATTTGAAGAAAGCTGTTAAAAGTTATGGAGATAATAATGTGGAGGTGACTAAATGAAGGTATATGAATTACTTGATACAATACCCAGTCATTATCAAGCAAGGATTTTAAAATTTAGTAATAACAAATTTCTTACTGCTGGAAGAATATTTGAGTTAGAAAAAGCAAAAATTTATTTGGATTCAGAGGTTAAAGAAATAAATATATATGATAACAAATTAATAATAAAAATAGAAAGGTGATTGATAAGGTGAGTAGAAGATTATTAAATCTAATAAATAACAATAAACCACAGCTTCCAGCAAACAAGAAATTCTTATCTGATGTAATGAGTTGTATTGAGAGAATGGAGCAGGAAGGTAGAAGAAAAGGGAGCAATTATTATAAACCTTCTTCCCTACATTGTATGAGAAATATGTATTTCACAAGAACAAAAGCTCCTACAGACCTAGAGGTTGTAGAATATAATTCTACAGGAATGGCAGATACTGGTACAGACAGACATGAGAGAATACAGAATGTATTATTACATATGCAGGAGATGGGATATGATTGGAAATATCTTGATGTAGCTGAGTATGTTAAGCAGAAGCAGAAGTTCGGAAAATGTAAATCCTTGATTGTAAAAGGTACACAAGGAGCAGAAACACATCTTATAGATACTGCATTAAATCTATCTTTCAGATGTGATGGTATTATAAGAAGGATATCTACAAATGAGGATTATCTCTTCGAATTTAAGAATGTAGTATCTTTTAAGTTTAATCAGTTGGATAATCATTGCTTGGAACAGCATCATAATCAGGTAATATGTTATTGTACTGCTTTAGATTTAGATAAGGCTTTTGTGACATATGAGAATAGAGATATATGCACACTTGAAGTTCCTGAAGTATTTGAAGTCACACAGGATATGAAAAACTGGCTTGTGAACTATATAAGTGAATGTGAAGGCTATGTGGAAAGAATGATAGCACCTCCACGAACAGAAGATACAAAGAATTGTAAATATTGTCCTTATAAAGGAATATGCAGAAAGGTGGGTTAATAATTATGATATTTGGTATTAAAACAAAGAAAGATAAAAAGATAGAAGAACTACAAAGAGAACTTAATAATCTAAAATTACAGCCATCTAAGATTATTGAAAAACCTATTCAGTGTACTACTATAGGTGCTTCTTATATTTTAGATAAATGGGATAAAGCTGTTGTACCGGAATCATGGATTAAAGGTACTTTAGCAAATATGTTAGCCAAAGAACTTATAGAAAGAAGATTACCTGTAGAAAAAGTCAAAATGGATAATGGGAATGTAGAGTACAGAGTAAGATTGAAGGTGATATTGAATGATTTATATAGGAATTGACCCAGGGAAAAATGGTGGGATAGCTGTATTAAGGGTAAGACATAATCAAGTTGTTAGTACATCTGCATATGTTTTTGATGAAAGTATGTTGATAACTATGCTGTATGAAATAAGGCAGAATTATTGTTGTAAATGTACACTAGAACACGTTCACGCAATGCCTAAACAAGGAGTATCAAGTACATTTAATTTCGGAATGAATTTTGGTTTCATTCAAGGAGTATTAAAAGCATATGGCATCCCTTATGAACTTGTCACACCACAGAAGTGGAAGAAAGAATTTTCTTGTACTTCGGATAAAAATACATCCATTGAAGTATGCAAGAGATTATTTCCTAGCGTTAATTTAAAAGCAACAGAAAGATGCAAGAAAGACCATGATGGAATGGCAGAAGCATTATTAATGGCTGAATATGGAAGGAGGCATTATAATGGTAGAGAAAGTAACTAATCGTTGTTCTAATTGTGATAAAAAATCTGTATGTAAGTACACAGCAGATATGAAAGATATTACTGATAAGGTAAATTGTCAATTAGCTTATCTTAATAAAGATTTACCGTTCTCAATAGCAGGAATAGATTGTGATTATTTTTCGGTTGAAAAACCTATAACTAAAGGATGGTGATGATAAATGACAAGTCGTAGAGAAGGAATAAAAGCAAATAACGAACAACCAAAAACTGCTGAATCTATAATGAAAAAGGTGGATAATATAAGTGATACAATCAAGGAAATATCAGATAAACTTGTAACAAAGTATTGCAAAGATTTGGATGATTTAATGTCAGTTATTAAAGAACAGTTGCAAAATAATGGAGGAATAACTGATACAGAGTTAGAATTTCTTATAATGGATTTAGCAAATACTCTTTATTTCACGGGTTCGGTACAAGAAGATTTAGGTATTAAAGAAGATACTTGCAAAGCTATAAGACAGGAAGTATATTCAAAAGCAAGAGAAAAAGCAACAGGAAAAACAGTTGCAGATAAAACGGCACAGGCAGAGCTTATATCACAAGCAGAAACAATGACCCTCGCTATATATTCAAGGGCTTATAAGAAAGTAAAATTGAGAATGGATGCAGGATATGAAATGCTTAATAGCTTAAAAAAAGTAATGAATAAAAGAATTACAGAAATGGAATTATCCAATAGTAGATATATTAATCATTCAAATACCAACGATTAAAGGAGATAGATATATGTCTGTATGTAATAGAGATTGTTTTAATTGTTCATATACTGATTGTATATGTAATGAACCTTCTGATGATTTAGCTTTAGACCGACAACTTGATTTAGAAGCTAGTCGAAGTTATGAAGCTAATGCCAAGGCACAAAGAAAATATAGAAAAACTGAAAAGGGTAAGCAGGCAATATACAGGTGGAATCATTCAGATAAGCATAAAAAGATAATGACAAATTATAATAATTCTGAAAGAGGAAAAGAACGCTCAAAGCGGTTTGAACAGACAGAAGCTAGAAAGGCTTATAGACGAGAATGGGAACGAAAAAAGAGATTAAAATTAAAGGAGGAAAAACTAAAATGTATGTAAATCCTTTTGCATGTGGAGTAGTTTGTGGCTGTTTAACAACAATGATTACTATTTTTATATTAGCCATTATATTAGGAAAGAGAGGTAAATAATGAGCAGTAATTTAGATTTAATTGTAAAAGATTTGAATAAGAAGATGAAAGTGGGTGCTATCTCTTTAGGTGTATCATTTCAGGAAGTACAGAAGATTCCTTTTTCTTCTTGTAGGTTAAATTATATGACATATGGTGGTATTCCAGTAGGAAGAATAGCAGAGTTTTATGGAGCAGACGGAAGTGGAAAGACCACTACTGCTATTGATGTAGCTGGAAATGCTCAAAAGATGTTTCCGGATAAAAAAGTGTTATTTGTAGATATTGAACATACTTTTGATTCTTGCTGGGCAACAAAGTTAGGATTGAACTGTGACGATATAATCTATCTTGACCCTGATAGTATGGGAGCAGAAGAAGTCTTTAATATCACCAAAGAACTTATAGAGAGCGGAGAAATAAGTATAGGTATAATAGATAGTATAGGTGCTATGGTATCTATGCAGGCAAATGAAAAGGAAATCGGTGAGAGAACATATGGTGGAATCAGTATGGCTTTAACTGAGTTTACAAAGAAAATAACCCCAGTATTAGCTAGAACACAGGCGAGTTTTATTGGCATAAATCAGGCGAGAGATGACATGAACAGCCCTTATGGTGGAACTACTACAACAGGCGGAAAGTGTTGGCGGCATGGTTGTAGTACACGATTGGAATTTAGAAAAGGAAATTACATTGATGAAAAGGGTAATAACCTTTCCAGAGCTTGTGAGAATCCTGCTGGTAATATAGTTAATGTTTCTTTGGTTAAGTCTAAGGTTGTTAGACCAGACAGGAAAGTGGGATTCTACACATTAAAATATCTTGAGGGTATTGATTATATATCTGATGCTGTTGATGTTGCGATTAAGTTAGGACTTGTTAATCAGGCTGGTGCATGGTTCACATTAGTAGAACCTGAAACTGGAGAAGTTAAAGAGAAATTTCAAGGTAAGCCTAAATTAGTTGAATATTTAAAAAATAATACAGATGCTTATATGCAGTTATCTAATAATATTCAGACATTGTTAGAAGAAGAATCTTAGTTATCAACATTTTATGAAAGTTATCTACATTAAATTGTGGATAACTTTTTTATTTATTTTAAATAAAATCACTTGACATTTCTATCTATATGTATTACAATATAATCAAGTTAAGAGATAACATATTAAAGGAGGATAAAAACATGAAAGCATCAGCAAAAATAAGAGCATACAAACTCCCACAGGGAACTACATATTTTATAATTGGAGAAAGAGTATATGAAGATGGAACAGTTGACGAAATAAGAAATCGTAAAGCTTCATTAAGGGAAGCAATAACATATTGTAAAGAGAATGAAATATCTTATACTTTTTAATACATAGAAAGGCTTGGTGGAAAATATGAAATTAAAGGAATTACTTACAAAACTTGAGAAGGCAGAAACTCTTACAGAAAGTATTGATATGGAAACAAATGAGAATGCTTGGGATAAAGCATATGAACTCGAATATGAAGCATTTTGTGAACTTGTTACAGAAATTATGAATCTTATAAAATGTGATAGACCTACTGCTAATGCAATGATAACTAAAAAGAGAACTAATTTAAAAGCATTAGTAGCTAATATATAGGAGGTTCAGTATGAAAGAAATATTTAAACAGATACATAGATTTCAGGATATGAATTTTGAAGAGGGTAAACCATTTGAGTTTACCCTTGAAGGAAAAAGAAAAGAAATAAATACAGAAGATTATATATGTCCACCAGTTCAGAAAATGGAAGTAGGAAAGTCGTATAAAATCACTGTTAAAAAATATATGACAGAACCAGCGACAGCCAATTTTGATTTTCAGGATAAATGGAACAATGGAAAGCCTATGCCACTTTGCATTATGCAAGGCGAAGTTATAAAAGAAACTCGTGGAATGTATTACATGAGTTTACAAGGCAAAGCTGAACCTACTTCTAGATGCTCTTGTTGTGGGAGAGCTTTGACTAATCCAGTATCTAAATTATATGGTATAGGTCCAGAATGTTCTGAAAAGGTTGGTATTATAAGAGTAGAAAGTGAAGAAGAAGCTAGAGAAAAGTGGAATGAGCTTGTTCAACAGATTGGAAATATTAAATGGGAAGGCTGGGTAATTAAATCAGCAATAAAAGAATGGGAGGTGATAACTTGAAAACGCCTTCCAAGAAACAAATTAAATTAGCTGATAAGAATGTTCATTAGACAGAACTAAATGTGAACATCTGCATTTATCCATTAATGAAAGATGTACTAAGTCTGAATGTAAGTGGTTAAAGGAGGAAAAATAAATAATGACAACTAGATATTTTTCGGATAAACAAGAACAGCATATTGCAAAAGTAACAGGCGGAAGAGTACAGAGCAATTCCGGTGGAACGAAGTTTGGGGGCGGTGATGTACATACAGATAAATTCTTTATAGAAGCTAAAACTCCAGCAATAGAAAGAAAATCTTTTACTATTATGAAGAACTGGCTTGAAAAAATGAATGAGCAAGCATTTGAACAGGGAAAGGAAGAAGCTGTATTAGCTTTTAGATTTTCACCTGATGATAAAACTGATATGTATGTATTAAATGAAAGACAGTTTTTGGAATATTTAAGATTTAAGGAGCAGGATGTATGATATGTCCATTATGTAATGGAAAATTAAAAGTAGTAGATACAAGGAATATCAAAAAAGATAATTCTATAATAAGGCGAAAACGGTGTTTAAACTGTGGAGCTTTATATTACACTAAAGAAACAGAGATTGATTATGCAAGTATTCAAAAAGAATGGCTTAAAGCCGTAAATGAAGGGAGATTAAAAAATGATTAAATTAGAACATACAGTTTTACCTTCACCAGAACAAATGCAATTTGTTATTGAAGGTATGAGAAATCCAATGAATAGCTGGGAAAAGAGTGATAGTTATGTTACTTATAACATTAATTCTGATGAAATATTTGCATTAGGTAATAATGACCATGAACTTATGCAGAGATTAGCTAAAGCAGGTACAGACCATAGAAAGTATATGAGGATAATGCCCATATATGTAAGAATTACAGCACCTTTATATTGGTGGAAAGAATTTGATACTTACAAGGTTGGAACTGTTGCTAATAGCTGTTCAACTATGCACAAGATTCAGGAAAAAGAATTTACACTTGACGATTTTAGTTTTGAACATATATTAGATGATTCTGCATGGTTAGCAGATGATGGAAATTTAATAGGGGAGCTGTTATTAATATTGAATGGGGCTAGAGAAGATTTCTTGGAAACTAAAGATAAAAAATATTGGTGGCAAATGATACAGTTACTTCCTTCATCATATAATCAAACAAGAAATGTTATGTTGAATTATGAAGTATTATCTAACATGTATCATTCAAGAAAAAACCATAAGTTAGATGAATGGAGAGAGTTCTGCAAGTGGATTGAAAATCTACCATATTCAGAATTGATTATTGACAGTGAGAAATTAGAGACAGTGAAAGGATAATATAATATGAAATGTGAAGACGCATATGTACTTACAGTAAGCGAAGAAGAAGCAGAAGTTATCAAGCAGTTTGTATCGACAATAGAGAGAGTTTCTATTGGCATAGATAATGATGATGTCTGGGATATCATGGAAACTATCGCAAACAAACGGGCTTCTTGTAATGTAGCAGGCATAATGATTATGTATGAAGAAACTGAAATTTAAACTTGAAACTAAGGTTTCATTAAAAGATTGGAGGTAATATATGAATAATAGTGAAGTATTAGAGAAATTAAGAGCCTATCTCAAGTGTCAAGAAAACAAAGTTAAAGGCATTAATGCCCTATGTAATCATAATCTGTGTGACGATTGTGATTTATGTTACATGCAAGGAACTACAGGTGAACATATTGAAGCTATTGAAGTTGCAACACAAGCTCTTGAAAAACTTAAGGATAATGAATCTGGTTGTAGATGTAATAGTAGCCAGACAAATGCAGAGAAAATTAGAAGCATGTCTGATGAAGAGTTAGCAGAGTTTCTTATAACTTTTAAGAATACATTCGGCGAAGAATACGAAGGAGAAACTAGTTGTATGGAATGGCTTCAATCAGAAGCAGAATAGGAGAGAATATGGAAGATATAGATATTACTGGATATGAAAGTCCTATAAATTTATTAACACAGATATCAACAGAATTAAATGAAGGCATTGAGAAACAGATATATACAGCTATTCAGACTATTGGAGTTGATATAAATAAAGAAGAACTTATTAAAGCTATTAATTATGATAGAAATCAGTATGAAGAAGGTTATAAGAACGGCTACAATAAAGCTAAAGAAGATTTAAAAACAGCTATTGAAGATGTATCATTAACTGACATGCAGAGAAATGTAATGTCGGCAATATTGGAAAATTTATTTTAAAATAACTTGACATTTCTATGTATATGTATTACAATATAATCAAGTTAAGAGATAACATATACATAGAAAGGTAAAAGGTGATTATTATGAAAAAAAGAAATTAGATATGGAGAATTAAAAATAGGTGATGTTGTATTCTTTCATGGTGCTAAAGTTGTTATTAAAAATATCAATGTTTGTGGTATATGTGATAATAAGTGGCATAAAGGAGAGAAGATTATAAATTTTGAAATTGAACCATATGATAAGGAAACAATAGAAATACTTGGTGACTTTTATTCTCATGGTTGGTATGGTGGAGTTGAAAGTTTAACACTATTTATTGAATAAAATCTTGTGAAGCGATAACACTTAAAACACTATATTAAAGGAGGCTAAATTGAGAAATACTACATATTATGTGACAATTAATATCAAGGATAAAGAAGAAGGCAAGATTAAGAGAATTAAATGTGGCTCAAGGAATGAGATAAATAAGCGTCTTACTCAGTTACATTTAAAAGGTATCATATCATATACTTTTACACTCATGAAGAATGGAATAAGATATAAGGATTTTAATCTTGAAGATTCTTTGATGAAATTTATAAAATATTTACCACTTATAAAGGAGGAAAATTAATGGCAAAGGAATCATTAGCAGTAAAATATCGACCAAAAGTATTCGAGGACATGACTGAGCAGAGTGCAATCAAAGACATATTAATGAATCAGTTAGAGACAAAGACTTTTCAGCATGGATATCTTTTTACTGGACCGGCAGGAACAGGTAAAACTACAAGTGCTAGAATATTTGCAAATATGATAAATGCAGGAAAAGGAAATCCTATCGAAGTGGATGCCGCAAGCAATAGTGGTGTGGATAATATACGACAGATTATAGAAGACGCAAAGAGAAAACCACTTGACGCAGAATATAAAATATTTATAGTGGATGAGTGCCATTCATTATCAAATGGTGCATGGCAGGCATTATTAAAGACACTTGAAGAACCACCAAAATTTACGATTTTCATTTTCTGCACAACTGACCCTCAGAAAGTACCTGCAACAATTCTTTCAAGAGTACAACGATACAATTTTCAGAAGATAAGTAATGAAGGAATTGTAAAAAGATTGGAGCATATTTGTGTACTTGAAAACTCCCAAGACTATAATGAACCTGAACTTAGGGATATTGGTGATATAATAAGATACCCAGAAGCACTAGAATATATTGCCAAGGTTTGTAACGGCGGAATGAGAGATGCTATTACCTTACTAGATAAATGTCTTTCACTATCTCATGATTTAACACTGGAAAATGTCTTAAAAACTATAGGTGGTGAAGATTATAATACATTTATATTATTCTTAACAGCTTTACAGAATAAAGAAAAAGGAACAGCAATCACTACAATAGAAAATATATATAATGCAGGTAAAGATGTAAAGCAGTTTATGAAAGACTTTGCAAAGTTTGTTCTTGAGGTGGAAAAATATGCATTATATAAGAATTTTGATTATATTAGCTTACCTAACACACTTGACAATGAATTGGAACAGCTTATTGATGATAGTTTATTTGATGTTATGGACTTTGTAGTTTCTTTGAATAGTCAGATTAAATGGGATAGTGACCCTAAGACATTAATAGAATTATCTATCTTGATTTATTGTGGAAAAGGAGAATAATATGGCAGAACATAATAATAAATTAAAAGTGACTCAATTAACTATATCAGAAGTTAAGAAAAAAATATATGATAATGATATTCAGGATGTGTATGTGTTGTCAAATGATACTTTAGACTTGCATGCAATAAAGGATTGTAGGTTGGAAAGTATTAGAAGTTATATGTTAAGAGGTTCAGCCTTTTTAACATTGGAGGTAGAAAATAATGATAGGACAGCAGAATAATATTAAAACCCTCATTAAATGGAGATGTAATAGGTCTGTTCCTAGATTCATCATTATAGCTGGGGATGAAGGAAGTGGCAAATTAACATTTGCAAAAGCAATTTTAAAAACAATAAATGCTAAAGGTATAATTATGGGAAATAGTATCTCAGATGTAAGAGATACTATAGAACAGGCTTATTATATTACACAGCCCACATGCTATATATTCAGAGATGCTGATGATATGAAAAATGAAGCAAAAAACGCACTATTAAAGGTGGTTGAAGAACCACCTAATAATGCTTACTTCATAATGACAGTACACAATATTGATAATATGCTAGGCACTATTAGAAGTCGAGGAACAGTCATTAAGATGGAACCTTATACAATGCAGGAATTGCGTTCTGTTAGTGAAGATGAGTTAAGTTTGGAATATTGTAATAATATAGGTGAATTACAGATTCCACACGAAGAAATACAGAGGGCAGAAGATTGTGTTGAAGGTGTATTAAAGGCTCTAAAGGAAAAGAGTGGTACTAGACTATTAAAAGCCTGTACACAGTTAAAAGGTAAACAGACAGAGACAGATAAGATTGATTGCTTATTATTTTATAGAGTATTTCAGAAAAGATTATACAGGATGTTTGAGAATTTTGAATTATCTGCTGAATGTATACAACCTTTATTTATCTGTAAGCAAGAACTAACCCGGAACACTTTAAATAAAAAAGCTAGTATAGAATCTATGCTTATTAAGATATTGGAGGAAATTAAAGAGAATGATTAGATTTCCAAGAAGATGGAATGCTATTACTTGCATTAATTATCTACAGCGTAAGATTATCTTAAATTCTATAGCTTATTATAAATATGATAAATCTTTTGTATCTGATAGTTATTTTGATGAAATGTCACATCAGCTTGTTCAGATGCAAAAGGATTTTACTGGGAATCTTGAAGCTGATACAGAATATGGATATATGATGTATGATTTTGATGGTTCTACAGGTTTTGATCTACCAGATAGATTATTTCCACATGATAAAGATTATCTTACACAGATGACAGAATATTATATACGCAGACAGGAGAAATCTAAACCAGTCAAGAAAATCACTAAAACAGGAAGGAGGAAATTATTTTA